CCGGCTACGTGGCTACCTCGGTTGATGGCCTGGATGGTGACCTCGTAGCGGCGCTACCGAAAGCCCAAGCTTTGGCCGCCGAAGAATTTGTGCAGCACCGCCCGGTGGTTATTGTATTGGGCGGGCACGGCCTGGCTGCCAACCTAGGTGGCGTGCTGGACCTGCGGGAACAGAACTGCGAAAATGTCGCCGTTGTCATCGGCGCTGATCAGCTGACCAAGCCTGGCGTGCCGGCCGTAGGTACGCTGCTCGGCACGTTGAGCTATGCCCAAGTGCATGAGAATATCGGTTGGCTCGACAAGTTCAACCTAGCCTCTGACGGCCGCTTTCTAAGCGCCGGTCTGGCTAATGGGAAAGCCTTAGGCGAGCTGCTACCCGGCGACCTGGAAGGCCTGCACGCTAAAGGCTATCTGCTTGCCATGCCGCACGTGGGTTTCGACGGCTTCTACTGGAACGACTCGCACACCTGCACCAACCTGGCCAGCGACTACGCTTACCTGGAAAACGTGCGCACCCTGGGCAAAGCAGCCCGTGTGGTACGGGCCGCCCTGCTGCCCTCGCTGAAAGGCCCCCTGCCGCTGAACGCCGACGGCACGCTCCGGGCTTCGGCCGTGGGCGAGCTGGAGGCCAAAGGCAAGTCGGCCCTGGATGCCAACCTAGGTCGGGCCGGCGAAATCTCCGCCTCCGACGTGTACATCGACCCGGCGCAGGACGTGCTGGCTACCAGCGTGGTCAGCGTGAATTTTACCATTGTGCCGGTGGGCACGGCCCGCGAAATCGTGGCCACGGTCGGCTTTGCGAAAAGCGTCTAACTCATAAGCGGTATGATCAACGACTATCAACCCCTCATCAACGGCGTAGCCTACAGCTGGGCCGACATTCAGGCTCAGCTACTCGGCAAAACGGTCCTCGGTATTTCGGCCATCTCCTACGAAGATGAGCAAACCATCGAGGACAACTACGGCGCCGGCAACCTGCCTACCAGCCGCGGCTACGGGCAGCTCAAATCCAAGGGCAGCCTGACCATGGAAGCAAAGGAAGTGGAGCGTATCACGGAAGCCGTGCCCAGTGGGCGCATTCAGGATATTCCCCCTTTTCCTGTCACGGTGAGCTACGTGAACCCGGCCAACAAGCTGGTGACCCACAAGCTCATGAATGCCCAGTTCACCGGCAACAAGCGTGATATCAAGTCCGGTGACACCAAAATCGAAGTTGAACTCCCCCTAGTCATCTCCCACATCCAATGGAAGTAACCAACACTCCCGTCGTCATTGCCAACGGTGCCAAGTACGAGTTGAGCGTGCAGGACGAAGCCGGCAACGCCATCACCGGCTACCTGAAGAAACCTAGCCGCAACGTCATTGCCCGCGCCATGTCGCTGCTGGCGCAGAACAAAATACTGGAGGCGGGTGAGTTCGTGCTGGAAAACTGCTTTGCCGGTGGCGACCAGCGCCTGCTCGAAGACGAAGACCTGAAAACCGCCGCCGCGATGCAGGCCATCCAAAGCGTGCAAGTGCTGGATGGTGAGCTAAAAAAGCTTTAACCGTCCTGCCGATCGACGAGCGCGACGGCAAGGACGGTATCCGCAAGGCCGACGCCATGATCAGCTACTACCTCCACATTCCACACCCGGAGGACCTTCCCGACACGGTGTGGCAGGATAAGGCCGGTCAGGCGCAGTGGCTGCACCGCATTTTTCAAGAATAACTATAAGGGGAGCAGCCGCCACGGTGGCTCCCCTTCGCTTTCCCCATGGCCAACCTGCTCTCCTATACCCTTAAGCTCCAGGACCTGTTTTCGGCCCCGATGCGCAAAGCCGCAGCCGTGGGCGAGCAGGCCATGGGGAAAGTCACGCAGGCCGTAGCCAAGGTGCAGAGCAAAGCCGGAGGGATGGGTAGTGCCGTTTCGGCAGCTACGGCCAAGATTTCGGCGGGCAGCAACCGGGCCGTTACCAGCCTTACAAGCCTGGAAATCAAGCTTAATACGCTCACCAAGGAGCGCTCTATCTCCATGAACCTGCGCGATATTGCGCGCACGAACCGGGCCATCGAAGACACCGAGCGGAAGATGGAACGGCTTCAGAATGTCGGGCGCCGGGGTAGCGGCGGCATGGGTCTGGGCCTACTCGGCGGCCTGGCCCTGGGAGCCGGGGCCATGGGAATTACCAGCGCCCTGCAGGAGACGGCCCAGGTAGAAGGCATGAAGAACTCTATCGCTTTTTCGGCGGGTGGAGGGCAAAAGGGTGCGCAGGCCAATTCTTTCGTGAAGCAAACGTCGGATACGCTGGGCCTGGATTTCATGGGGTCCATGGAGGGTTATAAAACGCTCTCGGGGGCCATGATGGGAACCAAGCTGGAAGGAGCCGCTACCCAGAAGATCTTTCGTCAGCTGGCGACGGCGACGACCGTCATGGGCGTGGACGCCGAAAACCAAAAGGGGGCCTTCTTAGCCCTGGGCCAAATGATGTCCAAAGGCAAGGTGTCGGCGGAAGAACTCAACGGGCAGCTGGGAGAGCGAATTCCAGGGGCCATGGGCATTGCCGCGAAAGCCATGGGCATGCCCGCCGCTAAACTCATGGACCTGATGAAAGAGGGCAAGGTGATGAGCGAAGATTTCCTGCCCAAGTTCGCTGCCGAGTTGGAGAAGCGCTTCGGGCCCGGCCTGGCGAAAGCGCTGGATGGTATTCAGCCCAAAATTAACCGCTTCAACAACCAGTGGCTCGATACGAAGACCACGTTTATCACCGCGGTGCTGCCGCTCATCACCGACACGATGGGGGCGCTCACCGGCCTGATGAAAATCTTGCAGGCCGGCAGCCACTTCGTGCAGGAGCACAGCACAGCCTTCAAAGTGCTGGGCACGGTACTGATGCCCATCGTGGCCGGCATCCTGGCGTACACTACCTACGTGCGTACGGCCGTCATCGTCACCGAGCTATGGACCGCCGCTACGGCACTGCTAAACGGAACAATGGCGCTGAACCCGGTCGGCCTGGTGGTAGCGGCCGTGGTGGCGCTAGTGGCGGCCGTGGTGTACGCCTGGAATAAGTTTGAGGGCTTCCGGGGCTTTTTGTTCGGGTTCGGCGCGTCTGTCATGCAACTCTTCCGGGGGTTGGGCAACGTGATTGCCGGCGCTTTCACCCTTGACTCGGCTCAGATTTCCCGTGGCGTACAGCAGCTTACACAAATCACGCAGAAGTACCGCGAAGGGTACGCCAAAGGAGTAGCCGATTTCCGGGGCAAGGCGCCGGCGGGGGCTTCGCCGGATCAGCAGCTAGCCAGTAGCGGAACCCCAAAGGGAAGTAGTGCAGCCGGCGACGTGGGCCTGAGCAACGCCAAAGGTAAGGGCGGCAGCGCCACTGGGGCCGGCCGCGGCATCACCCACATTACTATCAATGTGCAGCAGCTGGGTCAGACCACCATTCACGCCACCACCGTGAAGGAGAGCGTGGGCCAGATGAAAGAAAGCATTCGGCAGGCCCTGTTCGAAGTGCTCAACGATGCCAATGCTATGACCACTGCTTCCTAATGGACTTTTCCCGCCTCTCTTCTGCCGCTACCCGCTACGCGCCCAACCCGCCCGGCTCGGAGTATTCCTTTAACCTGCGTCAGCTGGCGGCTACGGCGTTCGGCTACGAGTTCAACGCCAAGTACAGCTTGCCGGAGGAACCCGCCGCCGATAACCGCCCGCCTGATCTGTACGGCACGCCCCTGCCCCCTAACGTGGAAGGCACCGGCCTGCTGGGCCTGCCCGTGTTTCAGCGGGTGGAGTTTCTGCCCATGCCCACCTTCGCCGGCATCATCCTCGACGACCCGATTGTAGAGGTTAGCCGCGATAAGATCATTCTCACCACCGAGGTGCAGGGCCGCGACGGGACGGTGAAGGAGTACATCAGCAACGGCGACTACCGGGTGACTATTAAAGGCATTCTGGCCTCGCCACCCAACCAGGGCCAGTACGCCCGGCGCTACCCCGAGAAAGAAGTGCAGGCGCTCAAGCGCGTGTGCGACCTGGCCGAGGCCTTGCCCGTCGCGGGGCGACTGTTTTCCATTTTCGGCATCCGCAACCTGGTGATTAAGGGCGTAAGCTGGCCGGCCCTGCCCGGCTTCACCAACTTACAGGCCTACGAGCTGCGCTGCCTTTCCGACGACCCGATTGAGCTGCTGGTGTGATGCTGAAGCTAGATTGTCAAATTCAAATCGGCACGCTCACGCTCAACTTCGTGACCGACGTGCGCATCGAGAGCAGCTGGCAGCTGCTCACCGATACCTGCGCTATCCGGGTGCCGCGCCGCATTGCGCTGCTGGGCCGCGACGGCTACCTGCCCGACGTGGTAAGAGTGGGTGATCGGGTGGTAGTGCGCTACGGCTACGACGGTGCGCTGCGCACCGAATTCAGCGGCTACGTGGTAGGGGTGAAAACCGGTCCGCCGGCAGAAATCACCTGCGAGGATGACATGTGGCTGCTCAAACGCAAGCCCATGACTATGAGCTGGCGGGCGGTATCGCTGCAAACCGTACTCGAGTACGTGCGGGCGAAAAGCGGCGCATCCTTCCCGATTCAGACCCTAGGTTCCATGGACCTGGGCAAGTTTACCATCAACCAGGCCACCGGGGCGCAGGTGTTGGAAGCTATTCGCAAAGATTATGGTATTCGCTCCTTCTTCCGCGAGGGCACGCTGGTAGCCGGCGACCCCTACAAAGCCCGCACTAAGGCCACGCGCCACATGCTGGCCTTTCAGCGCAACGTGATCAGCAACGACCTGACGTACGCCCGGGCCCAGGATTTTCGGATTCGGGTGCGCGCGATCAGCCACGTAACGGGGCCGCGCAAAGGCAAGAAGCGGGTAGTAAAAGAGTTCGGCGACCCGGACGGCGAGCTACGCACCCTCAATTTCTCGGGCGTGCCGGCCGACCAGTTAGAGGCCCGCGCCAAAGCAGAGCTGGCCCGATTGCGCTTCGACGGCTACCGCGGTACGCTCACCACGTTCGGCGTGCCCCTGGTGGAGCACGGCGACATTGTGGTGCTACAGGACCCGGACTACCCGGAGCGCGAAGGCGCCTTTGCCGTGGATAAAGTCAGTAAATCATTTGGCACCGGCGGCAGCCGGCGCACTATTACCCTAGGTCCGAAGGCATGAACGGCATTAAAGAAGCATTTGAGCAGCTGGTTAACTCCCAGATTCCGGTAGCGGTAATTTCCGGCACCGTGACGGCCGT